ATGCGACGAGCGGCGCTACTAATCACGCGAATGCTGTAGCGGATACTACGAATAATTTAAATCCTGTCACGTTTCCAGATCGTTACAAGTAGGCTATAGAAGATGGCTTACGGTTTTACATATACATCGCCTACAATAGCTGGATCACATGCTGATTTAGTATGGGTCTTTAGAGCGTCAGACTTTCCTACTGCTGCAAAAGACGGCGGCACATCATCGCTATCAAACGGCGGCGGTAATCTAACAGCGTACACAGACTCAACAAAAACCACGCAGCTTCCCATCCATATCATTGCTTTTGTGACGGGCGGAACACCGTCGATTGAAGTTAAAGTTAAGCACCCTTCTTTTGCAACTGGTTCGACGGTCTACTTTGAAGCAGATGACACACAGACCAGCCAGCCAGCGGTAGGCGCGACATACGGCAGAAACTCGGTATATACAGCCTTTAAGCACGATGTTGCGCTAGAGTCTAATAGCACAGTCGATAGCACAGGCAACGCGGCAACCGTAACAAAAGTGGGATCTGTAACCGATGCAGCGCTAACGGGCGGGCTACCTGCTCTAGCATTTGACGGCGCACAGAATAACCGAATCCACCTAGGAGATACTGGTTCGATAACGGGGGACTTCTCGGCGGCAATATGGGCAAACCTTGACACAGGCGCCGCTTTAGGGGCTTTGGTCGCTAGGCGAGACGACACTACTTCCCTGTGGGAATTTCAGTGGCGCGTTGAAACAAACGAGCCAGCCCTTCTGATTGCTAGCTCCAGCCCTAACGATCCCGGCGGCGCGTTGTCTTACGGAGTGGACTACCGCCTGGGCATACGAGTGCAAGGGACGGTGATCTCTTACTTTGTAAACGGTGTGAAAACCGGAACCCAGTCCGTTAGTGGTTCTCGCAATACAGAACCTGTAGAGTTTTCAATCGGCGGGATTGCAAGCTCTGGCACTGAACGGTCAATCGACGGCAAGTTGTCGCAAATGTCCTTTGCCGAGTCTGCGTTATCTGACAATTGGTTTGATGATGAATATGACAACCAGTCTGCATACACGGCAGGTGCATGGGGAACGGTCGGCCCGTGGTCAGAAGCTGGCGGTGGCGGTGGCTTAATATACGAAGAAGCTATAACAGCAGGTACTGCATTAGATTTCAATAGATCAAATACTGCTTCGTTAAGCAGTACAATGTCAAGTAGTATCTCGATTAGTACTCAGCTAGAAAACAATATATCTATAGATAGTAATATTGCGTATCAATGGTTGTTAGATGCCAATAACACAAGCAATATCACTGCTAACAATAACCTACTAAGTAACATAGATCTCACAGTAGATTACTTCAGTAATATAGCCGTACAAGATTCTATAATAGAAAATACAAATCTAACAGAAAGTTATCTTAACTCTGCCATTATATCCGCTGCAGTAGAAGAAGCACTGAGTGCAGACACGGCACTAACGGCTAATCTAGTAGTTAAAGAAGCATTAGAGGCACAAAGTAGTTTCAATGCTTACTACAACTATGGTGGCATAGTAGAAGAAGTTTTAATTAGTTCTATATCAGCAGATTATAATCTAAGTAATAGAATCACAGCAGAGAATATAAACTCTGAGGCATTAAACGTAGATGTAATCACTTCAAACAATATTACTAAAGACATCAACATACAAGAAAATATAATTAACAATGTCTTGCTAACTATTGGTAATATATTTGAAGTAAGTTTAATAGAAAATGTAAATACAGCCCTAACAACGCAACAAAATTACATAATAAACGAAACAATTACAAGTAACCTATCACTTGAAGATCAAATAGCTAATCGAGTATCAGTGATAGACTCTCTTACGTTTGAGAATAAAGTAACAGTACAGTACATCAGTAATATCATACAAGACCTAAATATAACCGAGGCAGTGGTTACAGATGTAATTGTTGAAGGAAGTAGAGTAAAACTCTACCTAAGTTTACCTTCTAAACGGACACTCACACTCAACGTAGAGAGTAGAGTATTAACAATAAACAAAGAAGATAGGGTATTAAAATTCTAATTATGAATATGATTACAAATAGTAAAACAGAAACGACTTTTGAAGATAGTATTACTGTATCCCCTGCACTTCAGTCAAAACTTGGTGCTAGAAACATCTACAAAGTTGAGCATTTTCGTGATGGTGTAATGCTATCTGACGGTGATTTTACTAATATCGTGGTAGATGCTGGTTTAGATGATGTATTGGATAAGTATTTCAAAGGATCTGCTTATACTGCTGCATGGTATGTAGGCCTAACTGGAGCAACCCCTGTATCGGCTGCTGGTGATACTCTAGCGTCCCATGCTGGGTGGACTGAGGCTACAGCATACTCTGAAACTGCACGTCAAACCTTAACACTTGGAGCTGTATCAGCACAACAAGCTACAAACACAACAGCAAAGGCTATCTTTAGTGTAAGTGCAACTCAAACATTCGGCGGCGCATTTTTAGCGACAGACTCAACCAAGGGCGGTACTACTGGTACATTATACTCTATAGGTGCTTTCCCAGCCAATCGTGATATGGAAGCAGGGGATGAACTAAGACTTACAGTTACAGTAACTTCCACAGCGGTGTAAGTATGACGTGTTTTAGGAAAGTATTAGATACCTGTCAGAGGGTAGAAGAAGAGTTAGATTATGGAGTAGACCTAACTAGAGAACTTTCTAATGTCGATGACACTATCTCCTTATCGGAATGGACGTGTAGCTCTCCTGATATAACTATCTACAATACCTCAAATGACGCAACCAAAACAATAGGTTGGATCTCAGGAGGTAGTGTGGGTAGGACATATCAAATTATAAACAAAGTTACAACATCTAATCCAACACCTAGAGTTTATATTTTAACAATAAACTTGGAGATAAACTGAGGAGAGCATATTGGCTAGAAAGAAAAAACTTGTAGAGGGAGTTGATTATACAGTTCACAAACCAGCCTCCGAAAAGCATGAGATGATCCTAGCCAACAATGCACAGATATTAGTCATCGGTGGTGCGATGGGAGGTGGCAAGCAAACCGATATTATGCTACCTGTCCACACACCTGATGGAACTAAACTACTCCGTGATGTTGAAGATGGTGATACTTTACTAAACCCCGAAGGTGGCACATCAAAAGTGCTGAAAGCACACCCTATAACAGCCGCACAAGTATATCGAATGACCTTCGAGGACGGCACTGTTGTTGATGCCTGTAAAGATCATAGGTGGTACGGTTCTTGGAGAAACGATAAACAGTCTCCATTTGCACGTTGGGATAACGAGGGGTGTGTAAAGACAACACTAGAGGTGTTCAAACACTACGAGAATTTCCCTAACGTAAAACGTAAGAGGTTTTTCCGTATACCCCTAACAACAGCGTTAGAGTACACCACAAAGGAACTTGCAATAGATCCATACCTACTTGGCTGCCTGCTGGGAGACAGTTATATAACAGGAAACCAAGTAGTAACCCATAAAGATGATCTAAGTTTTTTCCAGTCTGAGTATGATAAACTAAACATAGCTTATTACGCTTACCCAATGAGAGGTGATACATGGGACATAAGACTGAAAAAACCAGACTCGGATATTCTGTATGGGAAGTTAGAAGATATGTCTCTTGCTGGTACTAAGTTTATACCGGAGCAATACCTACACGGGAACATTGATCAGCGATATGCTTTGTTACAGGGCATGATGGATACAGACGGTAGTATAGATGAATGCGGAGAAACACGTAGACACAGACTTAAATACTCTACAACATCCGATAAACTAAAAGAAGGGTTTTGTAGACTGGCTTCTTCTTTAGGTTATTCAGTTATACCAAAACTCAGACCTGCAGGGAATAAAGTAGAAAAAAATGGAACTATATATAAGTGTGTTCCTTGTTGGCAGATAGAGATCAAATCTAGGGATGACTCAAGAACATTTAGATTACCTAGAAAAGCAGATAAGGTAACCAAGTCAAACTACCAGCCAAGTAGTACACTAGAAAGCATTAAGTTACTAGATGAATACAAACCTATGCGTTGTCTGACAGTAGATCACCCTAACGCACTATATGTAGTAGGGGATGGTTGTATTGTCACTCACAACACGTACCTCCAGCAAATGCTAGGATTGCGTTACATAGATGACCCAAATACAGCCATTGTCACATTTCGTCGCACAATGGACGAGATAAAAGGCCAAGGTGGTGTTTGGGATACAGCTAATGATATATTTGGAACACTACACCCGAGCATAAGACCTAAGTCCACTTTCTCGCGCTTAACCTACAAATTCCCTAGCGGTGCTACAGCAGTATACAAAGGGATGGAGTTAGTTAAAGATGCAAGGAAAAACCAAGGCCTGCAGTTCACTCTCTGTAATTTTGATGAGGGAACTTTGTTTGAGTGGGAACAAATTGAATACTTATTCCAACGAATGCGCTCTGGATCTAAGTATAAGTCAAGGATAGTTATAAGCTGCAACCCTGACCCTGACCACAAAATAGCAGAATTAGTTGACTGGTACTTAGACGAAGAAGGTTACCCAGACCCTAGTAAGGAAGGTACTACACGTTATTTTGTCAGAAAAGGTGGTGAGTTTGTATGGGGTTCCTCTAGGGAAGAGTTAGGTGAGAAGTTTGACATACCAAAAGAAAAATGGGAATCAACAATACTCTCCTTTAGTTTTATAGGTTGTACTATAGAAGACAACCCTATAATGAGAGACAACAACCCTGAATATGTAGCTTTCTTAGAAGGGATGAATGAAGTAGATAAAGCTAGAAACCTTTACGGGAACTGGTACGCAAGGGCAGAAGGTGCAAAGCTCTGGAAACGGCAATGGGTTTGTGGAGAGAGTAATGAAAGAGTACGCCGCTACGCAGACATACCAACATCAATAAGATGGTACAGGGGATGGGATAAAGGTTATTCAGTTCCTAGTGAGAAGAATAAATACCCAGATTATAGTGCTTGCTCCCCGAAGATAGGGAAAGACGCACAGGGAATGTACTGGATTGTAGGGGATTATCAACACGCTACTATAGATGACAACCAAAGAGAACTAAAAGAAAATGATAAAGTATTTGGTCAGTTCAGAAAATTAGCAGGTGAACGTGATGTTCTGCTCACAGCGCAGGCCAAGTTTGATGGCGATGATTGCTCAGTTGTCTTAACCAAAGATCTAGGGGCAGGCACAACAGACCACACTTATACGAAAAGTAAATTAGTTGAGAATGGCGTAAAAGTTGTTGAAGATAATAGTCATAAGAACACACCAGATAAGAAAATAAAAGACTTCTTACCTTTCTGCAATGCCTGCGAGTTAGGGCTTGTCTACATAGTAGAAGAGAGCTTTAACAAAGCAACCTTACAGCATTTCTACAAACAACTAGAAGCTTTCAGTGGAGAGCGAAGCACAAGTGCAAGGAAAGATGACGTAGTTGATGCCACAGCACTAGGATTTAATGCCGCAACAACTACCAGAACTGTAAGAATAGTAGTAAGAAACCAACAGAACTCTCCGTCTCTCGCAGTGGGAGTATTGGACAATCACACAGTCTCCGAAAGAGGGACGCTAGAAGAAAAAGGAATAAACATAAATGACAGATACTAAACAAGAGCGCAAAGTTATCTCATCTAAAGCTAGAGGTTATAAGTGGGAAAAAGCTTTTTTCATGGAAATCCAAGATGCAGTATTAGATGGTTGGAAAATAGCAGATAACGATAAACGTGAAGATACACCCATGCGTAATTTTAGAGGTTTAATTGGCCGTGTAGTATTCTATAGAGACTTAGAAGATACTAATGTAAAAGATGAGAAGACAGAACAGCCAACTGAACCAGAAGTGCAGGCAGTTAAACCTACCTCAAAGGCACAAGTAAGCAAGGCCAAGGCTAAGACTACTGACACTGCTAAGTAAAAGGAAAGTATATGTCAGAGGTATTAAAAGAACCAGAATCAGGGGAGAGTAACAAAGCTCAGAACAGTATGAAGGCGGTAGTAAGACCTTTGACAGAAGTAGGGCAACCTCGCATAGTAACGTCTTCTCGGTATATACAAGATCTGAGACACAAAGATCTTATCATGCCAAGACGTTTATGTACCTTTGATAATATGATGCTTGATGATGCAGTAGCTAACTCTGTAGATGTCACTAATATCCAAACAGTAAGTGCTCTCAGTACTGGTAAATTCCACTCAACAGGTTCTAGGGTATCGGATGCCGCAACAGATTTTCTTAATTATAATATAAGAAATCTTGATGAAGGGACTTGGCTTGAGGCCATGAACAATGCAGCAACAGATTTAACGTATGGTTTCTCACTTGCAAACATCGTACTCAAGAAAGCAACTATGGGGAAGTATAAGGGATCTTATACACTAAGCAAACTAGCGCCCCGTGATCAGAAATCTGTATATGGTTGGGTTTGGGATAAATACAATAGAGACTTAAAAGGTTTTGTTCAGAAACCCATGATAGAGAGTAGGGTAGATAAAACACTACCTAATTATATAAATAGTATCTCTATGGATACGGTGGGTGGTGGTTACTACTCTGAGTCAAGATACCCCTTCTTGTCTAAGGAGAAAGTCCTACACTTCAGGCACAACCCTACAAACTCAGATCCGCAAGGAAACTCTCCACTAATAGCTTGCTATGATGCGTGGACGGAGAAGAAGTTAGTAGAACATTACGAAGTTATTGGGGTATCAAAAGATTTTGGTGGTTTAGTAGTTATACGCATCCCCTCAGAATTGATTGAGAAGGCCAGTAAGCCTGAACTGTACCCAGAGGCCTACCAAGAGTATAAAGCCCTTCAGGAGGATGCTAAGAACCTCCAGCAGGGTAAATCAACACACATGGTACTAACCTCAGATACAGGTGAGAGTGGTAAACCACTATACGACTTAGAGTTAAAAGGTATACAAGGTACAGGCACACAATATAACACTGAAAATATAATCAACCAAAAACGTAAATCTATTTACAATATTTTTGGTACAGGGTTTTTATTATTAGGACAGAATGGCCACGGTTCTAATGCTCTAGCAAGCAGCCAAATGAGCACTCACGATTATTATATCAAGCGTTGCATTGACTGGAAAGTGGATGTCATAAATACACAACTAGCAACTCGATTGCTTAGTGCAAATAACTACCTCCTTGATTGGAAAGATATGCCAACATTCATTCCTGCTGATCCGAGTAAGGTTGATTTTGATACAATGTCTAAGGTCATGCAAAGAGCTGGTTCTGTTGATTTACTTTCTGATAAAGCTATAGAAGACATCTATGACACACTTGGCTTCAACAAGGAAGGCCTAGAAGAACACCTAAACAAGCGCGGTGAACAGAAGCAAGAATCTAGGGCTGGTGAATCTTTAGGTACGTCTGGTACAGGTAGTACACAAGCTAACGGCGGAAGCTCTTCTCTAAACTCTGAAAACAAGTCGATGGAACATTTTGAGGTTGACTATGAAACAGATTCTGAGCTTATTGCAGTCAACATAAAAGATGGAACACCAATTTCTATACAGAAGGAGAGTTAAGTTTGAAGAATTTAAGTAAAGCAGTTGAGTCAGATAAACGAAGATTACTAGCAGACGGTGTAGAGAGTTACTTCACAGCCGCAGCCGACGAGCGCGTCTTTTCTTATCTATGTGATTATGACGAGCAGTATGTGTATTTTGAAACATACTACGAGGACGAGCAATACACATGGAAAGCAAGCTATATACTAGAAGAGGGGAAGCTACCCAGTTTTGGTGATGTTGTTGCCCAAGTTGTACGTGCTACTGAGTACACGGAAATTGATAATGAGTATTTAGATAAAGACTTATTGAAAGCTATGTCAGACCTGTGCAAAAGTAATAACATGAGTATGAAACCGGAGAATGCCCTCTTAAAAGTTATTAATAAGATTGGAAATACTTTTAAATCAAAACAGGAAAACACAACTCAAATCGTTAAACAATTCAATGAAGACGAGATGGTGGCAATAGAACCACTGTATATCTCTATAGGAGATGTGGATGGTGTAGGAGATACTTACGCTTCTGCTGAGGTTTGCTACGAAATGGTTGAGTCATTTAATAAGGCAATAGCAGACGGCAAGATGAAAGGAAACTACTTTCACAAAGTAATGACAGATGATTTTACCGCTGTTAAGGCTTGGGTGAATGAACACGATTGTATGATCGGAGATACAGAAGTTAAAGAGGGTATGCCATTAGTTAAGGTAAAATATAACAACGCCAAAGCATGGGAACTTCGTAAATCTAATGATTTCATGGGACACTCGATTGGTGCAATAGCTACATGGGAAGAAGTATGAGCACAGTAAAACGTAAGCTAACAAAAATCTCTTTTGATTTCGATAAAGCACACCTAGCACTAACAGATAAAAGTGCTGGTGGTGCGTGTTCATTGATGAATACGCCTATCTTATTAAAATCACTAGAAGAAGGAAAGACATTATCTATAGAACAGCAGTCATTGCTGGAAGCTGTAGGTTACGATGTTTCAGAAGTAGTTAAATCTATGGAAGAAAAAACTAAGTCCTCTACCTTAGAAGATATTAAATCTGAAAGGGAAGCTGAGGTAGAAAACCTTGATAAATCAAAACAAGAAGGAAATGACGATAATATGTCTGAACAACTGAAGAAAGAAGTGATCGAACTCCGTAAGGAATTAGCAGACACTAAAACAGATAAAGCTATTGCTAAATATGAGTTTGAAGAGAACCTTAGTAAAGAACTTATTGCAGCACTGCGAGAACTGGCTGAACCCGAAGCTATTTATAAGGCAATGGATTACCTAGTAGCAAAAGCAAAAGATGCTGAATCTGAATTAAACAAAGAAAAAGAAGTTAAAGATAACCCTCTTGCTAAAGCACTAAGTGAAGAAGTAGGCGAGTCAGGCGAAGCCGAAGTCAAATTAGAAAAATCACGCGAAGAAAAAATCGCTGAATACTTAGTATAATCAAGGAGATTATAAATAATGCCTATTAATGCAACTCAGAGACCTACTTACAGTGACCTTGTAAAAGGTGTAATGTCCTTTGAAGAAGATACAAAAACTAACTTTAACTTTGAAACTGTAACTGTTGGTGGTACTGCTACTATCGGTAGTATTGGCGTCCCAGTTGTCTGGAACACTACTAACGGCAGATTTGAAGTATATGTCGCACAGACTTTTGGCACTAGCCCTACTAGTGGCCCTTCTTCACTACCCGATGGTGCTATTGCAGGTATCCTAGTTGGTGATAAATTTGGTTATGGTTTTAACAAAGCAGATATTAACTTAGCTGATGGGGATGTACCTATGACCATCCTGTATCGCGGTGATGCAACCATCACTAATGACGGCATGGCTTGGGGAAGTGCAGCAGCACCTAAACAGGCAGCCTTCTTAACTCAAATGCAAGCACAACGTATTACAACTATTGATACTGCTACTGTAGTAACTCCATCTTACTAAGATAAAGGATAAAAATTTAATATGAAAATTAACGAAGAACAAGCTCTAGTAGGTATGGATAAAGCCTTATCATCTTCACTTCAAAATGATTTTGAAATGGAGAATATTGGTTTTGGTCTTATTGAAAAAACTAAACCAAAACCTATGCTATTGACTGCAGTATTTGGTAATTCTACCGATAATGCGTATCTTGAAACAAATACTGTTAAGTACGACGAACTAACCGATACCCTGCAATTACCATCTGGTAAGCGTTTTGAAGAGTATGGTAACGACCTGAAAAAGGATAAAGCACTACAGCGTATCTTTGAAGTAGGTTCTTTCGGTTTGCGCTACAATGTAGCCCCTAAAGATTATGCTAACAAGCGTAAGCCAGCCTCTACTGAGTTGATGGATGAAGAGTATGTAATTGCTCAAATGATGAAGAAATCTCGTCAGTCTTGGGATTTATTCAATGAGATCTCTTTTGCTACCCTACTTACCTCAGATCAGAACAACATCTTCAGCGGGCCAATGCCTCAGTATAATTACTTTACTGATATCGTAGGAACTGCCCGTGGCGCTAAAGTTGATATGGATCTAGGTTCCACTGCTATTGACCACTTCTCTGCATTTGGGGACGTGTACGATACACTACAAGAGCAGTTAGATGTTTCAATGTCTTCTATGTCTAGTGCTCTAATACTTTGTGGTAAAGACTTCTACAACTCACGCTTTCTGATTGAAAAGCAAGAAGGTTTGGCCAGAGAAGTGCGTGGCCCTCTTGATCTTGCATCTATGAGCGTCCCTCGTGATAACTTTGGTGCAACTGATGGTAACTTCGCTTATCAGTATTTTGACTCTCATGATGGTTTCCGTTATATCCGTTACAGTGCGGCTATTTTGGGTACTAAGATGATTGCTGATGCTGATGCTTATGTAGTTCCTTTAGGTAGTGATGTACTGTTCAAGCGAGTATTCGCTCCTGCACAAGATCGTGATAATGTCAATACTACTGCATTAGAATCTTACGCATGGACTCGTACAAGTAACCGTACTGGTGTCCACGTAGCACAAGAATCTAACGTGTTGTTTATGAACATTAGCCCTAAATTAATAATCCCTTTGACTTCTACCAGTTAAACATTATTACCCCATAGAAGCTACTCTTTGTAGCTTCTTTATTATTAGTTTCTATAAGGAGCTAATAATAAAGAATATTGAGAAAGGGGAACAGATTGAATATAGATAGGAATCAATTATACCAAGACACTCTACTCTGGTTGCCCAGTTCTAACACTTTAAGTGAACATCAGACAAAAGCAGTTAACGAGCATGTTATAAAAGCTGTAGGAGATGATGACGAAAAGTACCCTGAGGTCTTGTGTAAGGCTCTACGAGCACTTGCAAACGTAAACCTAAGCAAAGCAACAGCAGACACGGAAGGATTAAAAAGAGAGAAGGTAGACGGCGAAGAATTGGAGTGGTTTAGTGCTCAAGGTGCATCCACTGCATGGCGCAATTATATCAAAACACTAGATGAAGATATATGCCCTATTTTTGGATATACAGAAGGTCGTAAAGGTTTTGGTATAAAAATAACCACAAGCAATACACCTAATATAAACCCGTGTGATGATGATGCCCTTTACTATTATTAAGGAATCTTTATGGGTAAACAGTTAAACAAGTTAGTAAAAAGCTTAGAGAAAACCCAAAGCAAGGTTATTCAGGTAGGTCACTTTGAAACAGACGGCATTAGATCAGGTACAACACTAACTAATCCAGATCTCCTGAGAATATGGCATCTAGGTGAAGCTAAGAATAATGAAGGTAATGTAAAAAGCCCTCTGTACCAGTTTATAGCTACTAACCTCAGTAACCACGGTATTGCTAGAAATGCTAATGTAAATAGTA